AAGAAAGTACACAGATAATATCGTACAGTTGAATGCAGGAAACGGTTAGTGAGACTAACCACTAAGATATGAACTGTTAAGATTGTCTTAATGGTTCAACAGATCATAAAAGAGTGGTAGAAGCAGAAGATTCACCATCGGTGGTAGCACTGCCGATCTATGAGACCACTGCGTAGCGGAGTCTCAAACTCAGTCAGTCTGACATGGACGTTGGGCTGATTGTCTATAATATTGAAGCTGAGGAATAGATGAATCATGAAAGAACACAGATCACTATTTGGTGGAGCAGGTAATGCAGTTGAGAACAGGAAGTTACTTAACTTTTGGGCTAGATTTATCATCAGTTCAGCAAACGGTATTACGTTCTTGGCGATACTATACTTGTTGTTTTTTGCAGAGGTTAAAGACTCATCGAGAGACCTTGTTAATATACTTCTTGGGGCTTACGTGGCTGTCCTCGCTAAATCTACAGATTATTGGTTCAAAGATAAAAGAGATCCAGAACATGATGAAGAAAACTAATGCCAACAACTAAAAACAATCTTGAAGCTATAGCTGAGCATAGTTTAGTAAAGATACTTACCCCTTTACTATTAACGTTGGTAATTGGATCAGTTACATTCTTATTTAGTAGTATTATCGATCTTAAGAACGAGATGATATTGATTGACTCTAAGAAGGATAACATAGAAGAGAAGTTAAATAATTTAGATGAAGACTTAAATGATTTACGTGAGATGGTTACTGATCTGCGTATTGATTCAGGTAGAAATCATAGAGATGACCTTAAAAAATACTAATGGAGAAGAATATGTCAGTCCATAACATGTCGGTTAATAATATTCTGTTGGTATTTGGTAGTGTGTTCATTGGAGCAATTGCATGGTTGATGATAACAGTCTCAGAGTTATCTGGTGATGTTAAAGTTATAAAGTATCAAGTTAGTGCAAATAGTGAAGACTTAGAAGTATTAAAGGCTAGAGAATGACTCCGAATGAAAAAGATCATTTAGACCGTTTAAGAAATTTACACGAACAATATAAGAAAAGGAGATAGTATGCCACAAGGTGAAGGAACATATGGTAATCAAGTAGGAAGACCACCTAAGAAGAAGAAAGAAGAAGAAGAAAAAGAAGAATTTACTAAAAGTAGTAATTCTATCTTAACAAGTAAACCTAAAAAGGATTATTAAATGCCGTTTATAATTGCAGGAGTAGTTAAGTCTATGGCTTTCAGCATGTTAGGTAATAGCAAAGTTATAGAAAAAGTGATCATATTATTATTAGAGACATTAGCTAAGAAAACAGATTCTGATGTTGATGATAAATTAGTAGGGTTACTTAAAAAATCTTTGGAAAAGAAAACTGCTTAATTGCAGTTAAACTTTCCCCATGTGGGTTGGTACTAGACGACAATTCAATGGGTTGATAATTGGAGGAATAGCTATGATGATTACAAAGAATTTTAGTGTTGCAGAAATGGAATGCAAATGTGGTTGTGGAAGTTCTGATATGGATGAGGAATTCATGAGGCAGTTACAGGGGATTCGTGATGAGATGCAAAGACCATTATCTGTTACAAGTGCAGTAAGATGTGAAGCTCATAATAGTAATGTGTCATCAACTGGTAAAAATGGACCACACACTAAAAGGAAAGCTGTTGATTTGGTTATTTCTGGTGCAGATGCATTAAGACTATACGATATAGCAAGGAAGCATGGCATGAGTGGTATCGGATTGTCTCAGAAAGGCCCTCACAACAAAAGATTCATACATATAGATGCATTAACTCCTGAAGAAGGGCCAAGACCTACTGTGTGGACTTATTAAAACGGAGTATCTGCAAGAGGTGCATCACCTGAGTGCATTTCTTGATTAGCAAAAGGCTTATCATTTTTACCATAAATAGTAGTGTAATTTTTATATTCACTAATTACAATTTTATGATTGTATTTAGGTTTGTCTTCAGGATTTTGTTTCTTCCATGCTTCTTTTTGAAGTTCCCCCCAAATAGTAACAGCATCACCTTTAGAAGTATTCTTACTTAGATTAGTAGCAGTAGCACCGTAAGCTACTATATCAAAGAACATTACCCCTTTTGGTGTGTGATTATATGCAATAGAACCATTCCAATAAGGAACTGGACCTTCTTTGCCCGGAAATGAGCCAGTTTGAGGAACATTAGAAATGTTACCACTGATTTGTACGTTATTATCTTTGTTTATCATATTATCCTACTTTATTTAGTATTATAATTGAGCCAGATGTAGAACCAGTCCACAATTTTCTAGCAGTTATGTCCCATATAGTTGCATCTTCTTCATGAGTTGCATCCAATAATCCTTTTACAAAATTATCTAAATCGGGACGAGTCTGTTTTGGCTTGTCTGCATATATTAAACGTTTCTTCTTAGACCAAGATTTAGGCATTGGTACTAAGAAAGTAATATCTAGTCTGTCGCCTAGATATTCGTTTTTAATAGCTTCTTTGACTATATCTCTAAAGGCAAAGTAGTCTAAACAACATTTTCTTTTAGCCCATCGATCACGTACAGTCATACGTGGTTTTGTATGTGGATTTACATTAATTATCATAAGTATTTTTCATAAGGGTATGTTGTTTCTGGTACAGGGAACCTAATTCGTTTACCTTCAGCAATTAATTGTTCATTAACAATAGAAAGGATTGCGTTATTTCTATCACCGGATTGGTCTTTATACTTTCGTTCTCTTTCGATAGCGATACTTGGTGAACATGGTGATCTATCTTTTATAATTCTAGGTACTTGTTCTTCTATTTTATTAAATAGATAAGAAATGTACTTATCATCCTCTTTAGTAAGGTGTGAGTGACTAAATGTTTGTTTACAGTGTTTACATCGCATACAAGTCTTTTTATAGATGCTCAGAACGCCTCACACAGAAAAGAGACTCAGTACGATACCCGATGGTACACTTTAGGTGTCTCTCTTTGCGTATGAGACTATCTGAAGGTTTATATATGTTCAACGTATGATCTTCCTTGATCATCAGTTGTAATTTTGCCTCTTACACCATTTTCGGCAAACGTAGATTCTCTATCAGAAGAATTAGTAACTACTGGATTTGAATTAACGTTATTAATTAACTTAGCAATATTTTCTTTGATGTTTATATTTTGAGTTTTTACATTTGGAAGTCTAAGAAGTTTAGACTGTTCTACTTCACGTTTTTCTAGAATTTCAGCACGACGTACATTTGAAAGAGCATCGTTAAACTGAAGGAAAGTAGGGAACTTAGCTCGTTCAGTATCAGAAAAGTAACCACCATGTGGTTTTATTAGTAGTTTATAAGTTTTGTTTAAAAGACGTTGAGAGTCTAATGCTAATTCTTGATTTGTAGAATCATAACCAAACTCTTTCCACCATGTCTGAATGTCTGTGTTCGTGAAGAGCTTATTGAACGCAGTAGCAAGCTGTACGAAGAAGTCTGTAAACTCCTTAGTCGCTTCATTTGAGTTGTTTGTCATTATTTCCTTTAGAGATTTCTGCAATACTTCTAATGTTTGGATTTGCTAATAATGAAGAAGTATTAACTAAGTTGGTGTTTTTGATGAACATATTTGAATTTCTAGTTGCAACAGGTAGTACAAACTCTCCGTCAGGATGTTGTGTTTTTGTGAGAAACTGAGTTAAGTCTTTTGCCAGCAATACCTGTAACCCTTCTAGAAACTGATAGTCATTAGGGTTATTTTGTTCTAAAGAATATGCAGTTAGTCTATTTTTCACTGCTTCTAGAATTAGGTTATTGTCTAAGTCTTTTATTAAACCAAACTTTAAAGCCGATTTAGACTTATTAGTTCTTCCTATTGGTTCTCTAGGATAAAAGTTATAAACCTCCAAGAAATATGGGTTATACTTACTTTTTGACTTATATATAATATTAGTCTTATTTATATTTAATATATTATTATATTTGTCTGGCATCTCCTGCACCCCCTCAGTGCATTTCCTGCTAGGGGGGTAGCGAGAGAAGCTATAGGTATTAATAGAGGTAGAACCGTCATCACGCATGGAACTTTTAACATCTAAAATGCCTTGCTCACGTAAAGATTTAATTACGTTTGTAACAGTTCTAACTGACAACCCTGTTTTGATTGATAAGTATTTCCTACTTATTTTTGCTCCTGTATCAGTCATTACATAGCTGAGAGCAAATAGAATTAATGTTTCTGGAGCAGAAGGTATCAAATCAATCATGTGCCAAACAAATTCACTATAAGTTTCATGGTTTTTCATATACGAACCTCTGATTCAAATTGTGTTGACTCATTATCAAATGGAATGTTATCAAATAAGCTCTTAAGGAAGGTTATATGTTCTCTCACTGTATTTGTTTCAGCAGATGTTAGTTCCCATGTGTGAAAGTTGTCATTTGCGTACTGACTAGGCTTTTCCGCATGATCATAATATTTGCAGAATGTACGAAGTTTTTGCATATCATCTACTGTTCTATTAGCATCGGATATTATACGCATAAAATTAGGTACACCTTCTTTATGTTCATCAGCAATATCATTGAAGATTGATGCACTTATATTATCAATAATATTAGCTATTCTATTGCCTAACTTTGCATCCATTTTATCTTTTAAAGATTTGTTAGGATTAATCTCTTTAATATTATTAGATGATGATGGTAAATGATCGTTGTTATTATCTTCAATGTTATCTGCTTGCTTCATTTCATCGTTCGTATATATGCCTGTGAGTTGTGCTGAAAAAGCCTTTCTAAGAGCTAGTGCTTCTGCGCATTTAGCAATCATAGCATGAGGCATTTTATTCCACATTGTACCTTGTGCTTGATATTCTGAAAAATATGCACTTGCAGTGAAGTCACCTATAACTCCATTCTTTGCCATTTTTTGAACAGTTATGGTTGCTTTAAGTATATGACCATTCTCTTCTACAAAGACTGCATCTGATGTTGAAACGTGTTGACCTGTTCTGTCTGCAATAGCTCTAAAACCGTCTATAGCAGTCTGTATAGTCATTTTACCACCACGTTTAATTGCATATATCTGCTTTGCCAATGGATCAAGACCAGCACGTTTTGCAACATGCATAAAGACCAATAGTTCATCGTTATTTAACGTTGGCCCTATCTGAGACTTTATTAATGCTTCTTGTTCTTTACTGAATACTAAAGTTTGTAATTCCATTTCCATTATATTTCTCTATTAAATGTTAAATTAAAGTTAAATAAAAGTGTGTAGCTTAAAGACATCTTAGACTCGTATTTGTGCAATAAGTCATATCGATTTACAAGTAATGAATAAGGGTGAGGCAGTCATTGCTAAACTGCGGAGAAACATCGAGGTTCCACCCACTCGCTTAGCCTTTAAGCTACTTTAGTCGATGGAAAAGTAAGACTTAATGTAGTCCCACTTTTGCTGTTTCTTCTAATAAGATTACAGATGATTTCACCGTGATCTTTTGCTCCTTTTGCATTACCAATTTCTTTCTTTGCTTCAAAAGATAAGGTATCTACTTCACCTGTTAGTATTTTAATGAGTTTCTTCTTCTTCTGTTGCTCTTTGAGAATAATTTTGAGATTAACCGAAGCATCTATGTACTTTTCTAATCGTTCTTTCCTTATGTCTATGTAACCTAAGTCACGATTGTTAATAGGCTCCGGTGTAGTTTTGTTCTTAACATGATTCCAGAAATTAGTAGCAACCTGTACGTATGTATCAACTTCTGCTTGATCACGTTCTAAAGGTAAATGAATGACTTCCATACCTGCATAAGCAAATACGTCTATACCTTCTATATCTGGTCTACAGGCTAAGATATGTAAGCACTGCGCACGGACGTAATCTGGTAGGTAATACTTACCATCACGTTTCCAATTAGTCATAGGCCCGAATGCAGGACACTTGATCTCTGCAAGTCGTTTCTTACCAACTACTTGACCATCTATATGACATGCCATGAAGTCGTTGTCTGGTGAGTAATAAGTGTTTAAGTCTTCTACTACTTCAATGTCAGGATGGAATATAGGAATGAGGACATCACGTACAACAGGTTCTAGTACGTTCCCACGTATAATGTTGGGCTTATTACTTATGTCAGGGGGAGTGATGTTATTAACTTTTTCATCCCACAAAGTAAGTGGGGTGCGAGGATTGTCTTTATAGTATGCGAATAAGTCTAGGATTACTGGCGCATCAGATCCTAGTAATAACTTGTTGCGTTTATCGTAATCATTTACTGCGAAGTTTTGTTGAGTGTTCATGTTTGTTTCTCCATTGAATTAACGATTTGACTGAAGGTAAATGTCTGTCTAAGAAGTCTTTTCTGGCTATTTGAATCTTTTGGATTTGTTCTGAAGCATACAGTTCACGTATAAGTGTCCTGAGTTGTTGTTCTGAAAACTTACTCATGCAACCATTTTTCTGTATGTTTTTTTGCTGGATTCTAGTGCTAGATGAACTGCACTGAGGATTTTAATGTTCTTTCTCTCTCCTCGTACAACCATTCCTACATAAGGTAACGAATATCCTGTCTCACTAGCTATAGGTTTTAGTCGCACGTTAAACGCCTTACATTGATCTCGTAAATTCATAAGTTTTATTTGGTAATTATTGGTTGAATATACTAATATCTTATTGACTTGCAATGTAAACTTAACTTAACTATACTGTAACTTAATTGATACATAAGTGTCAAGGTTTTTATAAATGTATGAAGTATTATATAAATGGAGGTGAATTGGAAGAGCAAGATAGTGGATATTTAAGTCCAACGAATAAGATAGGGTTACTACCAATTGAGAATATGGTGGAATTAATTGCAGAAGATGCACGCACAATTAATAATAACTCCGAGACTGCAAGGCGTATGGGTCTTACTCCTAGTGGTCTAACAAGGCCCACCAGCAATAGCAACGGATTACAGAGGTTTTGGGTCTTTTCAAAATGATCAATTGAAAGGACAAAGTGGGACAATAGACGCCATTTTCTTAAATGAAAGGACAAGGAAAGGACAATGAAATGGTCTATATTTCCGCTATAATTACTTTCATTCTTCCTCCTTACAATGGATTGAATTTGTCCCTTTTTTTAGTATTGCTTCTTTAATCACGACACCATCAACATAAAACCGATAAGAGTTATCACCATTATCTAGCAAGCGGTGCGTTGTCTTGTGGTTTAGGAAGTGGTGCGAATTTCTGGAGCTTGTGCCTATAACTATTTCACATTCTCCATGTTCTTTAATGCCATAACTTTTATTTCCTGTGCTTCCTCCGTTGCTCTTATATGCGCAAGAGTTGATATTGCACCAGATCGGATATTGTCTCATACTTCCTCCTTTCTCATTTTGTTGTCGATTACTGCGATTACATAAGTTAATGAGCCTGTCCAGTTTGACGTAAATGCTTTACAACTATAACAAGTCTCAGTTAGTTTTTCTTCCTCAAGCCTCCAGATCATGTTTTGAAACTCAGCAATTAATTCTTTTGCTAAGTTAGTTCTATCATTGACAACCCAATGATTCATATGATGGAACTTTTCTAGTCGATCAGAGTTATCAATGTAATGTTTATTAATCATAGACACTGTTTTTTCTAGTTGCTCATTTATATCCTTCATACTTCCTCCTTTAGATGCCATTCCCATTTTTGGTTTCTGTTACCTTCGCTTTTTTTACCACGATTACCACCAGTTTTATGAACTGTAATAGCACCTTTCATGAAGTAGTTCTTTACTAGATTTACATGCGGCCATTTAATATTATCCATCTCTGCTAGTTGCCTTAAATCACTGGCAAGGATTTTCTTCTGACCTTCAAACATGTTTACTAGCCATTTTTTAACGTAAACTAACCTTTTTTTCATATCCTTTGACATATAAGGTCTAGGAGTAGTAATTACATTATGTTTGTAGGGTCTTTTCTTTTTATGTAGATTGGGAGTTTGTATTACATCAGAATAAACATATTCAGGAGCATCGTCTTGGGCTACAGTTATTCTTTCTTCATCTTCAGATAGTTCTGCACGTAATCTCCCTTTCTCTGCACTGGTACTAGCTTTAACCCACTCTATTAGCACTTTCTGGTTAGCTAGTAACTGAGCGTTTTTTATTATTAAATTATCTATTTGCTCTTTATGAGATGTCAGTATTGAATAGTGTTTCTTTTCTAATACTTCTAGGTTGTTACTAACACGTTTAGCTTCTCCATTTACTTTATCGAAATTTAGAGTAATCTCTTCTCTTAAATCATCTAACGCTACACTGTGATGATCTTCTGCACTACCGTTACCATTGGTATTAGGGAAATGTTTATTAACGATTGCCGCTGTAGCAAATACTTGGTCTAGTTCTTCAATATTCATAATATCCTTTATTAAGTAGTGTGGTATGTGTTGCTAGGGGGGGTGTCTGTCTTTCCCCCCTGTTAATTGTTAGTTATTTCATGGGCAAATTTTAATAGATCCTCGGCTAAATACTCTGCCTGTTTGCAGTCCAATAAAATGCCTTTACGTTTCACAGCATGGTTACGGAGTCCGTAATATTCTTCTTATAGGGAATTACATATTGAAAGTACCAACTTCCATACTTATAGTATTCATCCACTTCCGGTTTATCCAGACCTTCCCAAACCTCATCATCATTGCAAAAATCATAAAACATTTCCTTTGCCATGCTGTTGGTTCTTAACATAAATTCATCCTGCCAACATTCAACAAATTGCTCCCACTTTTCAGCAGAAATTTTATTAGATGGATCAATTTCTTTTTTATTTGGTAGTTTGCTCATACTTTCTCCTTTAGGGTGTAGCCCATTTCAACAAGGGCTTGGTTATATTCATCTTCACCGTATGTACCTTTAAGTGTTTCAAGTGCTTCAAAGACTATCGGAAGGAATATTTCCACATCCTCTTCTTCAGCCTCATCAATCTTCTTAATCAAAAAATTGACGATGTACCTTGCAAGAGTTTGGTTGTCTATATTTTCAATATTCATTGAGTCTCCTATCCAGGTAAGAATGTTGCTAATTCAGTTATATTTGTTGGTTGATATGTTTTCCAAGTTTTGTATGCAACGGCTCTTGTTATTGAGTCAGTTGCAACTCCGTTTTTAATCATTTGGAATACAGGTGGGCTGGGGTATCTAGCTCTATGGTCTTTTTGACCAGAGGCAACTATGTCACCTTCAGAGACTTCTAATCTAAGAATCCCTGCATATCCTGCATCCCCAATCCAATCACCAAAAATGAAGTCTCCTTTGGGATTATCAGAGAAGTCCACTTTTGCAATCCACGGGTTGCCGTATCTCTTCTCGTTATAAGAGTCAGTGTTTATTTCTATAATCATTTATTAAGATGTGAAAAATAGTTCTCCGTCTGCTCTCCAGACTTTATTATCTGGAGTAACTTCTTCTATTGGAATACAGACATTGTTTTTTAACATGTCTATATATTTATCTGCATCCTTTTCTCCTTTTGAGAGTAAGAGTATATCTAGTAACTCCTCAGTCAAATCCTCCCTTTTTATTACTCCGTACATTGGCACAGAGGTTAAGGCAAATTTAATTGTTGGATATTCTGCTAATGTATATTTCTTGTATTCTCCTGCCATTTGTTTCTTTTTATTAGAAGTGATGCGAACAGCATTACATGCGGTCCTCGGCATTATCTAGCACCTTACTCAGACCTCCACCTCACCCTGCCTCATGCTGTCCGCTTAAATTAGTTAATAGGAACCTAACAATATAATGAAGAATTGTTATAAATGTGAGTTGATAAAACTCCTGCTTCTTCTTCCATTAAATTTTGCTCTTCAATGGAGTATCTTTGTGCCGATTCAGTAAATGACTCAACAAAGTCAAACATCATTGGCACTTTAAAAGGACTTTCAAACATCCTTTTTGATATAGGGCATGTATCTCTTAAAGGTGTGCGGTCTAACATAGATATTGAACTATCTAAAGCACTATTATGTTCAGATATATCTTTGTATTTCTTCTTAGGGTTGTACCAGAGACCACGTTTCTTATGCTCTGGCAGGATTTTGAATGGAGCATTTAACTTTATTAATGATTTAGCTGTTTGTTTAGGTACATACGGCATCCCGATTAACTGATCGATACGCTCCTGAACCATTTTCAAAGATGAAGAAGTCCGTTCCATAAGTAGATCCAATTTAGCCTTTAAATCGTCGCCTACGTGATATGCACGACCATCCGACTTATTATCTGTAATGCTCATTCCATTAAGGCAGACAAGCCTATGAAGCCTAACTAAAGCACCTATGACTGTATCACCCACCATCGAAGACCTTAATTGAACTCCGGGTATGATTTTATCGTCAGTTCTACCTTTAACATCGAATGAATTATATTCTGATCCGAAATTAACTCTAATTTTAGAACCAACGATATTCCCATCTATAAATTTATAATCAGAGGGAAGTATTTTATGGATGTCTTCTAAATATTGGTTATTGTCATATGGTTTGTACTTGGAACCAACAGTACCGATAATAGTGCCGTCTTGGACTACTAGATATTTGTTTTTGAGCTTTCTCTTAGAATCTTGAGTGTTCATTATTGAATTGAAGTAATTTGGAGCATCATCATCATCTATAGTACTTGTATGTAATACTTTCCCTAGTGATGGTACTTCTATTGCTCTACTGATTGATTCAATACCGTCATTTGTAAAATCAAATCCATTTATCGTGAAATAGTTATTCATATAAAGTGAATTGTAATCAATAGGTATATATTCTGTGCTTTTGTTAGCTGTATATGCTAAAGCGGCATCAAAATCATTGAACTTTACTTGTGGTGTACTTGTAGTTTGTATAGTCATTTTGTCTCCATTAAGGGGTTGTTTAGTTAATATCTGCTGTTTACTTCATCACGGATAATGTCTTCTATTTTAAATATAACTTCATTAGGTAGACTGATTTCTTCTGCTTTTTCTTGTATACGTTCTATTTCTTCTAATAGTAGAAAGTTTTCTTTACCATATATATCATCACATATGTCTTCTATTTCTCTTTCTGATAGTTTCATAGTCCCTTTATTAGTTGTTTGTAAATTGATGTTCGGTACGTTGACCTCCACTGTTCTGCGCAGGTATTAGTACAAAACCAGTATTTACCTATCTTTTCTGGGGCTGTCAGAGTCAGTGACTCTCCGCACATCGCACATTTCTTTTCTTTCATCATTACTCCCAAATATAGGTTGTAGATAATCTTTAAGAGTTGCTACGTTAGCTAGATAGTCTTTAGACTTTTTGTTCATATCTTCTACTTCTTCAATGATTCCCATTATTTCTCCTCTATGTGTTACTATTAAATTTAATTGTTTGTGCATTAAAGTCTTCAAGTGCTTTTATTTTCCTAAAGGCAATTGTTCTGTTTTCTATTCCTATATCAAACCTTGCATTTGCTTCTAATGCCGCTGTTTGTGTAAAGTCTTCTATTTCTTCTATTCTTTTAATTAGATTATTATCAACTATGATTTGTTCTTTGTTTTGACCTTCAAGTTTTTCTAGTTTTTTGATTGTTTGTGCTTGATAGTCTTCAAGATCTTCTAGTCTCTTAACTATATTCTTATTGCATATTTGCTGTCTTGAATGACGATCATCGTATGTATCATTGTCCATTGTGTCTCCTATAATAAGTGTTGATTCTTAGTGTCATCCTCTTCTTCTAAGTAGTAAAACTCTGCTGTATCTGAAAATGCAAAGTCTCTTATATGTACTTCAGGTACTTTTCCAGTAGGTGAGTCTGGAAGGAAGGTGATCTTGTTATTTTTAAGGAACTTCTCTGTTTCAATTAGTATGTCTTTACGTAGTTGTTCTTTATTAATGATTACTGGGTTATAGTATTGAATTCGTTTGATTCTATAATGGTGATTGTATTTTTTCATTGGATTTTTCATTAGAAGGGTAAGTCATCTATGATAAGGTTAGGTGAAATGTCTGGTGGTTCCATTACTTGCATGTAATCATTGCGGTCTAGTTCTCCTGAGCCACTACACATTTCACATTTGTCTACTATTGAGTTAGCTCCATAGACTACATCTGTTATCAGTATTCCGTATATTCCTGAACCTGAACATTGAGGGCATTGATACATTTTGTTCTCCTGTAAGAAAATCTTCACTAGGTGAAGGTATTTAGTTAAGTAATACTGGTAGTTTGGTAGATTTATTAAGTTCTGCTTTATTGTCTAAAACATAATTTATCCTATGAATATCTAGTAACAAACTTTCATATCCTTCTGACTCAGGACTCATTGACTCTGATAGTCTGAATAGTGCGTGTTTGATTAGTTTTATGTTATTGATAGATAAATCATCCATGAGTAGCTTTCGTAAAAATGTTGTTCGGTACACCTACCTCGTGTAAAAAAAGAGAAGACCCTAAAGGCAACGTCCATGTCACCCTTAAGGTCGTGTTCTTAGTTAAACTTCGTTGATCTAGCTATCCATTTGCTAGTAATATCATGTGACTTGTATAAGTAGTCATACTTTCTGAATAGATGTTTCATAAGCCATCTTTCGTATCGTTGCTTTATGCTCATTAGCGACTCCTTTTCCATGCATTAATGATTGGGAATAAGGTGATTGATAATGGTGCAAATAGAACTGCTTTACCTAGTCCTAGGATCAATGATTTGATGAACGTCCAGATACTACCTGCATTGAACTTTGAGGTTGCTACTTTGGCTTTTTGTGCCATCTTTGAGTTAGCAATATCTTTAACCATTTGGTCTGCATCGTATGTTTTCATTATGTTTCTCATTTATTTTGTTTTGAAAGCCAATGTCCTACTACAAATGCAATAAGTATTGGAAACAGTGGAATTACTGCGAAGGCTACTGAAACCGTTATTAGTGACAGTAACCAGTGTGATTTACTAACTGAAGTCAAGTTCTGCTTCAGGTTCAGGTTCTGAGTCTTTTGAATATGATTGTTCGGATGGATATAAGTTATCGTTGTATCTTCCGAATCGTATTTTTTCAAAGAAGAGTTCTTCATGCATGTGCCTCCTCTAGGAAGTCTATTTTGTTGGTTGTATTCCATTTGATTACTTTGTCTAACTGATTGTTGCATGGAACCATGTTGATCTTGTTCTTAGGATCATTGAGTGCATCTCCAAATGATGAAAAGTCTTCTGGATAAATGACCATTGCAGATCCTGCTTTATGGAATCGTATGATCTCGCCTACATGTCCTTGTTTGCATTGTGATAGTAAATGGTCTAGGTGTGTTTCTGTGTAGATAACTTTGATGTTACCTCCTTCTTCATATACATTTACAAATCCATTTGCAGGCTGTCTTACTACTCCTTGTACGTTAGTTGTTACTGGTTTAGCATTGTTTGCTTTATAGTCTCTGAGTGAGTCCATTTCTGCTTGTTCTTTTTTAGTCATACTCATAATGTTTCTCATGTAATGTTTTATCCCAACGATATGCTGAGATAAGGTAATGGATGTTAAGACTGTAAAGGCCCAAACACCCGAAATACTCACACTAAGTAAAATGCATTATTTGTTACTACTAAAGCTATACTAGATTTCACCAACCCCTAGTTCTACACGTTCTCTGTTAACCTTAGTTAAACGACTTATTCTGTAAATACGATTTGACTTGACTAGCTTTATTGGGTTATATCTAATATAAATTCATTGCTTAAAACCTTCTTTGTTTTAGTTATACTTACTTGGTATTAATCCAACTGCTCTGACTTGTTAGAACTATATAACTTACTAAGCTCTATTGATCGTTTAGATAAGGTAACGGAATCGTAGTTCTCCCCCATATACACATTCATTTTAGAACTTAAGATTCTTTCTAACTGTAGCTTTCTTTGAGCAACGTTGAGTTCTTTAGTCCATGAGTTCTTCTTGTTTAGTATCCCCATATATTTCCCTTTGTTTGAATATAGATTATCTTAGTGTTAGCGGCTAGATTAGCCCAAACACCCAATTAACTTACCTTTAGTAAATAATCTTGTCGAAGGGGGGGCCTTCATAAAAAGCCTTTCCTCTCTCCTATACTAGTCCCCTTCCCCTACACGGGGAGAAAATTCATTACCCATTTAATCTCCTTACACGGAGGTGATATATTGATAAGACATATAGATACTCTTTTTAAAGAAGGAGGGAATAATCTTTAGTTAGTGCAAAAAACCCATATGTTATCTTATCTATACAATAGTGCAAGTTTAGTTACAAAAGGGTTGTAATGTACTTGTAATTGATTTAATTTGTAGTTTATGGAAACAGATACAGAGAAGTTTATATCGACATTTGTAGAGTCAGGAGACTATTTACATTCGATGCGTGAAGCAGGGTATACAGAGAAGAATGTATATAAGTTGAAGTTAATGGGTCAAGAGTTATTGGCACAGCATAAGGGGGATGTAGACAAACGTTTCCAACAGAGGTTACGTCAGGGTGGACCAAGGGCATTGAATGTCATACAGGGTCTTATGGACACATCTGAGAGTGATACAGTTAGGTTGAATAGTGCAAAAGAAGTATTGGATCGTGGGGGATACTCCGCATACAACGATAATGAGTCTGGAAAGACTATTGAAGAATTGAATGCCCAATTAGTTGCATTGGTAGGAAGTGATGGTGCAAAGATGTTAGTTGGAGCGTTTAGGAGTAGGAAAACAATTTCAGGACCAACTATAAGCTAATGGCAAAGAATAAACCAATAAAACGCTTTCGTATTACAGGAAGGCATAAGGAATCGCCTGAACGTATTTTAAGCACAGCTAAAGAATATGTTAAGAAATATCCTGACCGTGATGTAAGGTTTATGCTTACAGACCAAAAAGGGGATGTTGTCAATAAAACGATTAAAAGCAGTGGTTACGGCTATACTGTCAATCCTGCAAGTAAATATGATGCAAAGGATTTAACAAGAGGGGCAAAGTTAAGAACACAAGCAGAAATAAAAGGTGGAGTAACATATATTCGGCTAGGTGAGGGTTATTCAGCAGGTGGACACGATAAACATTGGAGTGATCGCTTTAAACATTTAAAGGACACTAACCCATCTAATACTTATGATCCAGATACAGGTAAACTATTAGGTAGAGCTATTTCGCAGTTTAATAAACCTAAAGACATACTACTAGATGAAATAGGTGATACAAGTGATCCAGAAAAATTCCAAGCAGGACTAGATTTTGTCAAAAGAAGGTATAAGTCATTTGAAAAGAAACAATACACAGACAAATCAAAAGATATTATCCCTTGGTTAAATAAAGATCAACTAAACAAATACAATAGACTCCTAGGAAGACCTGAATATAACAAAACCCCTGAAGGAACAATACTTACAAAAGATTTTGATACAAAAACATTAGTTCCTGAACCGACTAATTATGAATATTTTACAGAAAAAGGGACTGAAGGTGTCGATAAATTAGATTTTGATCCTAATAGTGGGCCACAAAGGGATTTATTTGATAAATTACCACTTTATGACAAATCACTAGATGTTAATTCAAATAGTGAGTACGTAGAAGAACACTACACTAAGTCATTGAGACTACCAAATTCCGATGCTGGTATCGATCCCGATAAAGTAAAAGGTAAATTTAAAGTAGCAAAAACTAATCTGAAAATAGCAAATAAAGTTGCTAAGTCTTTTGTAAAAGGAAAGTACAAAACACAAACTGCTATTATTGAAAATGAAGGTAAATTTAACTTAAATACTAATAGACCCGATATTTCAGGTAAAGAAGAATTAAGACCTGCTATTGATTTATTTAGGAAGGGTAATAAACAAGTCAGTGTACCAGAAGAAGGTCGTATCGATAATGTAGTTGCACAAGCTACAGAAAATAAACCAAAAGTTAGTTCAGAGAAAAAAGTAACTGCTATAAGGAAACATACTGGTGAAACAACAAGTGTAAAGGAAATTACCACGAAGAAGAAAGTAAATGTCCCGGCTCAGAAAAGTATGATAACAAGTGGTAGAGGGGTTACGACATCTCATGCTAATAAACCAAAACCAGTTAGCCCTTCTAATACAGTATTCCCAAAAAAAGAAGCTTCTATAGTCAAAAAGAAACGATACTTAGCACCAGTACACAGAAAAATTAATCAAAGATCAAAAGTAAGAACAAAAAATCCCCAAGAAGCAAAACAAAAGATTCAACCTATAACTAAAAAAATCACTACTTCAGTAACGCCCAGTCTTAAAAAGATAAAAGCAACTGGTAAGCCAAGTACCAAGACAGTTACAACTACAGCAAAAAAAGCGTCCCTTGAATTACAAAAAGTATTTCATAAATCAAATGGTACTCCAAATATAGAGAATAAATTTAAAAAAATTAAATCTGTAGGTAAAGGCATTAAATTTACTAGGGGTCTTGGAGCTTTTAGTTTTTTATCAAGCGTTTTAGGAGTAGCTAGAGGGAAGAAAGAAGCAAAGGCTAATTTAGGTAGAGAACCTTCTGTATTAGAGACTCTCGAATATACTTTCCTTCCTAAAAAAGTTAGAGAAAGTAATCCTTCTTATATGTATCGTAAGATTAATAGAAATATGGGAATCCAAGAAGTCCAATGAGCAACTCTGCAGAAAAAGCATTTGAGATTGCAGAGAGAATTACTGAATTATATGAAACAAATCGTCTGCAAGACTATGAACCGTATGAGTACCAAAAACGCTTTCACAGCGCAAAAGATATGGGAGGTAAGTTAGCTCGCCAAAGACTCTTAATGGCGGCTAACAAGACAGGTAAGACCTTCTGTGGTGCAACTGAGATGGCATATCACTTAACTGGTCATTATCCGTCTTGGTGGAATGGCGCAACATTCAATAGACCAATAATTGCTTGGGCGGCAGGAAATACGACAGGCAATACTAGAGATATAGTTCAAACTGAATTATTAGGTGAAGCCGGGGATGAAGAAGAGTTTGGTAAAGGATCAATACCAAAACAATATATAGTCGGCACACCACAAAGATTACCGGGAGTACCGAATGCGTATCAATCGCTGAAGGTTAGGCACATCTCCGGGAAAAACTCTAAGCTCACGTTTAAGTCCTATGAGCAGGGTAAGATGCAATGGATGGGTAAAGCAGTAGATGTAATCTGGCTGGACGAAGAACCACCACAGGACATTTACTCCCAAGCACTACGTGCATCACTTAAAAGTGGCGGTATCGTCTATATGACGTTTACTCCTGAATCTGGAATGACTGAAGTAGTAACACAGTTTATGACTAGATTAGGACAGTCTCAAGCACTATATCATGCAACTTGGGACGATGCTACTCACTTAGACGAAAATGTAAAAGAAGAAATATTACGTGCATTACCAGCACATGAACGTGATATGAGATCAAAGGGCATACCAGTTCTAGGTTCAGGTATGGTTTTTACTGTAAATGAGGATGATCTAAAAGTAGAACCATTTGCATTACCTGAATATTGGCCTAGAATTTGTGGTTTGGATTTTGGTTGGGATCACCCAACTGCCGCAGTTTGGTTAGCATGGGATCGTGATACAGATACAGTCTATGTTTATGATTGCTATAGAAAATCAACTGAAACACCAGTGGTTCACTCAGCGGCAATTAGAGAAAGAGGAGATTGGGTGCCTGTTGTATGGCCCCACGATGGTTCGCAACACGATAAAGGTTCAGGTAAACCTCTAGCAGAGTTATACCGTAAACAAGGTTTGAATATGGTGCATAAGCACTTCTCAAATTCGGATGGAAGTATTTCAGTAGAACCGGGGATTATGGATATGCTTCAACGTATGCAAACAGGTAGGTTTAAAGTATTTAACTATCTTCATGCTTGGTTTGAAGAATTAAGAATGTATCACAGGAAAGATGGAAAAATCGTTAAAGTGCATGACGATCTTATGAGTGCAACTAGATATGCATCACAATCTTTACAGTTTGCTTCAGTAGGTAGGAAGAAAAATAGACCTAGAAGAGCAATTAGTGATTATGAGTATTTCGCTACCAGCGAAAATATGATAGCATGAGTGAAGAAAGTATTAAAACTTTTGAGAATATTATTGTTCCAATAAATCAGATAGATGGAATATGGGATGAAGTTAAAGATGAAATCGTTAGGACTAATGATGAAGTCCTAAATGAAAAAGATGTAAAAGAATACTTAAAAGATGGTTCTTATACTTTATGGTTAGTAAAAGAAATAAACTCAAACACCATAGTTGCAGTCTTTACAACAGAATTTGCTTATTATCCACGCAATAAAACTTGCAGGGTAGTTACATTAGCAGGAAAAAGACTACATGAATGGGTTGATAGTAAATTACATGATTTAGAAATATGGGCTATTGAACAAGGATGCACTTATATGGACATGTACGCTAGGAGAGGCTGGAAGAAAATTTTAACAGAATATAAAGAAGACTGCGTTTTATTACGTAAAAAACTCTAACTAACAATGGTAACTATGAAAATTTATAATGAAGTTGTTTATCAAATTGTTGATAACCAATTAGTAAAAGTATCTGAAGACTCCTTTGACTATGAAGGTGAAGTATCTAAATGCAAAGGTGGTGGTGGAACAACTGGTAAAATAATTAAAAAAGCTGCAAAAGTAGTAGATCCCATAATAAGGGATGAAATGGTTAATGCAGGTACTAATTTGTATGATTCTACAGGAGGGTTTATAGCTGATCAAGCGACTAAAGCAGCTAAAAATAATAATTTAGATAAACCAGGAGGGAATGTAAAAAGCTTTACTGACTGGGCAAGATCAGTGAGTGATAAAGGATCACATCATCTTTTTGGTACTGATTATAATGGAGATGATTCCGATGATAATTACGTTGACCCTACAGTAACTCAATATGAAGGAGGAGAAGATGATGCTAGTGCAGAATTAACAGCACAAAGACGACAACAAAATATTATGCGTGGAAGAGGTGCGGCTAATCAAACTGGCGGTCAATCTGCATCTTTGTTAACTAAATAAAGGAGAACAATATGATGCCTAGATTTAATAGTATTATAACTGGATGGCCAAAACCATATATTATGAAACCACCCCCTTCTCCTATAGTTGAAGAAGAACCAGTAGAATTTGGGGAGCCAAAAGAGAATAATCCACGCTCTAATGATCCTCGGGATTCTGGCAGATATATGTCTTTAGATTATTATCTAGAAAAGTACCCCGATAAAACTGAAGCTGATTATAATGCATTGTTAGGTGTTACCTCTGACTCAAATCAAATTGGTGGCGAAAGGGGGTCTGAAGCGCATGAAAATGCGGTTGTGGATATACAGTCAGAACTTAGCAACCCCGAAGAAAGAGGTAACTTCCAAGGTACAGGGAGAAAGAATAGAGGTACAGGTAATAGAGCAAGACTTGCTGCTAACCAAACACAAGGTCAATCCGCTTCACTTTTGACAGGATAATAATATGCCGTATGGCGAAGCAAGCCCTCTTGGAGCATTAATAGACAGACACCATGATAAGCTGAAAAACAATCGGCATAATTGGGAACGTCAGTGGCAGAATATAGCAGAGTATGTACTACCTCATCGTGCAGATTTTATAACTGCTCAGTCTAAAGGTAATGAACGTTTAGAAATGGCGTTTGAAGGTACAGCATTGCGATTACTGAAACGTTTTGCATCTAATATACATAACGTCTTTACTCCTATGGGTGCAGAGTGGTTTAAACTCACTACAGGAGTAAGTCAATTAGATAAGAATCGTAATGTAGCACTTTGGTTAGAAGAAGCATCTAAAATAGTTAAGTACCATGTATCACGACCAATCAGTAACTTCCAAAGTTCAGTATTCCAGTACTATCTGGAAGCAGGTTCCTTTGGTACTGGCATTATTTTTGTTGAGGACGTTCCCGGCTTTGGTCCTCGTTACAGGAATTTTCCTCTTTCGGATTGTATTCTTGGTTCTGGCAGTGAGATGGAAATTGACACAGTTTTTCGTAACTACAAACAGACAGCAAAAGATTTAATATCTAGATTTGGTCCTGAATCATTACCTGAAGAAGTTATTAAAAAAGCATCATCAGAAAAACTATTAGATGAATATGATGTAGTACACGCAGTATTACCTGCATGGACAGTACAGCAAATGTTACCAGAAGGATTCCAGAAACCTTTTGTTTCAGTACATTATATTAAAAATACAAAAAGCATTTTGTCATTAGGTGGCTACGAAGAAATGCCATACATTTGTGCTAGATGGGAACGTTCTGATCGTGAAATATATGGTCGTGGTCCAACTTGGGAGATAATGCCTGACATACGCTTAATTACTGAAGTTGATAAGACATACTTAAAAGCAGTTCAGAAAGCAGTTTCTCCACCTATGTTTGTACCGGACTCAGGACTACTAGATCCACTTGATACAACACCGGATGCAATTAACTACTACACAGTAGGATTAGGTGGAAAAGATACTATCTTTGAAGCACCTACAAATGCTAGGCCAGATTATGCAGAAAGACTCTCTGCGAAGTGTACATCAGCAATTAGAGAAGGTTATTTCCTAGATTTGTTAGAACTACCCGGTCCAGTAGCTCCAGATGGTGATGTAATGCGCTTCAGTGCAACAGAAGTGTCTGTACGTATGAGACAAAGGATGCCTGTACTTGGACCAATACTAGCTCGTCAGGAAGCAGAGTTCCTTGATCCTCTTATAAGACGTACAGTGAATATATTGATGAGAAGTTTTGCTATGCCTGAAATGCCTCCTGAAATGGAGAACAATTTCAAAATAGAATACTTAAATCCTGTGTCAATATCATTACGTTCTGGTGAAATAAACTCTATGAACCAGTTGTTTGAAATGATTATGCCGTTAGCACAAATTGATCAAACTATACCTATGTACTTTAATACTCAGCAAATACTGAAAAACACTGCTGAAGTATTACAAATACCAATATCTAATTTACGTAGTGAAGAAGAAGTGCAACAAATGATTCAACAACAGCAAAAAGAAAAAGAAGCACAACAACAAATGCAAGTTGCAGAAGCAACAGCAAATGTAACTGAGAAACAAGCAAAAGCACAGGCATTAAATGCACAGGCGCAAGCACAATGAAGATACGCTTTGATACCGAAAAGTTTAAAAGAGAAAGTTTTAAAGAGGTCTTTGGAACAGAAGAAGGTAAAAACGTATTAGCTTTATTAGCTAAATCGCATTTTGTTTATCGTACTTCTCATTCAGATGACCCTTATAAATCTGCATGGCAGGAAGGTCAAAGAACTGTAGTAATGGAGATTATCAATCTAGTTGGTGCAGACATAGAGGCAATCCGTAAAAGAATTGACATGCAGGAAACCGCACGTATGCAATTAATGCAACGAGCTTAACCTTAATATAACTTTATTATGAGTGAAGAAGCAGTAGCCCCTGATGATTCAGGACAAGTCGCTGATGGAAATAATTCCTTTGAATTTAATGCTTCTACAATGCCAGAAGGATTGAGGGATGAACCAAGTCTCCAAACATTTGACTCAGTAGACAAATTAGCGAAGTCTTACGTTAATGCAGTCAAAATGATTGGTGGTAAACCAGAAAATCTTATTACCCTTCCCCAAGAAGGTGAAAGTAGAGATTCTCTCTGGAACCAAATGGGTAGACCAGAACAACCAAATGGTTATGATTTCACAGAGTATGGTGATGATAATGGTGAGTTAGATGGTTTCCGTGAGTTTGCTCATGAAACTGGTCTTAGTCAAGAACAAGCAGATAGTATCTTAGGTTTGTATAACAACATACAGGAAGAAGAAAATAGTGATTATGTACAACAAATGGAAGATATGAAAATACAAACACAAATTAATCTCCAACGTGAGTGGGGGAGAAATTATGATGGTAAATTAGATTATGCCAAACGTGCTTATGGGCAATTTGGTACACCAGAACTCAGCAAACTTATGGACGAATCTGGTATGGGTAATCACCCTGAAGTGATCCGTGCCTTTTCCAAAGTTGGTGAGATGCTAGGCGAAGACTCCCTAGTAATAGGTTCAGGACTTGGAGGTAGTCGTACTTCTCCTGAAGATGCGAAGAATGAAATCCAAGGACTGTATCGTGATAAAGAATTTTCTGAAGCATATAGGGACAATCGCAACCCTAATCATAAAACTGCGATGAATAAAATGGACAAACTTTTCAAACAGGCATATCAAAGCCAAGGAAGAGTTCGTTAATACATCACACCTTCACTTAGTGAGGGTTTGACCGAACAGAAGAAGCAAGTAGATAGACAACCTCCGGGCCTGTCGAACACTGCTTTGAGACCCTTTATGGATAATCTCTAGGTTAGAGTGATTTCTAATTAGAGTACGAATGGTTCGTACTCCTAGATTTTATTTCATAAAGGTAACTTATGGCTAATTATCATGACATTGAAACGTCTTATGTGCATCGCTATTCCGCTGATGTACTACATTCGCTTCAACAAAAGACTTCACGGTTACGTAACTTCGTAACTAATAAACCAGATTGCTCTGGAGTTGCAGAATTTATCGATAAGATAGGTACTGCCGAGGCATTAGACAAAACTGCACGTTTTGCTGATTCACCTGTCCAAGCAATTGCTCACAAACGCAGACGTGTCTCTGCTCAGCCTAAAAATGCCGGATATTTTGTTGAAGGTTTTGATACTCGTCGTATGAATTACGATGTGTTTCAACCTTATGCGGAAGCAACCAGCATGGCAATGGCTCGTAAGATGGATGCAACTATCGTTGATGCCGCATTTGGTTCTGCTTATGAATCAGATGGTGGGGCAATGGATGGAGCAACTGAGCTAGTTTGGAACTCTACTAATTACCCTAATCAGTTTATTGCTAAAACATTCTATTATGGATCGTCTGCAAATGCTGAAACTTCGGGTATAATAAGCTCAACCGCTTCTACTGGCTACACGTTATCAATTGATAAATTGTTGAAAGCTCGTAGGATTCTTTCTGAAAATGAAGCTGATCAATATGATGAAGGTGGTAATCCACTTTATTTCATCGTTTGTTCTGCGGCTCAGATTGAAGCACTATTGCATTCTACTAGAGTCCAAAGTTCGGATTATAATAATATCCGTGCGCTCGTAGAAGGTCAAACCAACTATTTTGCAGGATTCCAGTTTATACGCTACGAAAGTATGCCTGTTGCTGGTTCTGGTGCAACTCAAGTTGAAAAAGTTTTGGCTTTTCACCCTCAAGGTTTAGCCTTTTGTTCATGGCTTGATCCTGTAACTGAAATTGAACGTCGTTCTGATAAATCGTTTGTACCATATGCATATTTTGAAATGGATATTGGCGCAACGCGTGTTTGGGAAGAGATGGTCATTGAAATCGAATGTTACAAAACTTAACCCATAATCACGAAAGGACAATATGGCTAATTCATATGGAGTCGATTACACAAAACGACATGTAACTACCCCTGCTAAGTTGACAGATGTTTCAACTAACGGTGGTCGGATGCGTGTTCTTTATGACACCTACACAGTTGTTGCAGGAGACATTGACGGACAAATTGTATATTTCGGGAGATTACCCGGAGGTGCAAAAGTTTGGGATGCGTCTATCTATAATTCTGCTACTTTAGGTAGTGGAACAACAATTGATTTAGGCTGGTCTGCTGTAGACAGTACAGGTTCTACTGATACAGATGGCTTCCTAGATGGTGTTGTTGGTACTGGTACTACTACTACTGCGTTTATGCGTGGTGGTGCTGATACAAGTACAGGAAATTTGAATACAATAAGCAATGCGCCTGTATCAATAGCTAATGAAGCTAGTGTGGTTGCAACACTTATTGGTGCTGATCCAAACGCAGGAGTCATCCTTCAAGTGATGATTACTTATTCAATAGACTAATAATAATCGGGGGTTGGGCAACTAGCCCCCCTTCTAATACTTATTATGGATAAAACAGGCATTGCTAATCTCGCCTTGAGTAATCTAGGCGAAGCAAGAATACAAAGTCTTACAGATAATAACGGTAGAGCTAGAGCATGTAATGCACGTATAGATGGAGTCATATCAACTATTTTACGTATGCATGTATGGAACTCAGCACTTGAAAGACAACAACTAACTAATATAGGTTCACCTGTATTTGGCTGGAACTACATGTATCAACTTCCTTCTGATTGTATAAAAGTTGTTGAAGTAAATCCTGTCTCTAAATATCAAGTAGAAAAGAAAAACATACTATCAAATGAAACTACTCTCTATCTTCTTTATGTAGCACAACCAACAGATATTAATAATTTAGATGTCCTTCTTGCAGAAGCAATTGCAATGAAACTTGCAGTTGAAATTGCTGAGACATTGACAAGTAAAGCAAATCTGAAGAACGAAATGATGCAGAAGTTTGTTATTGCATTACAAGAAGCAAGAGGTGCTAACTCCAAAGACCGTACACCAGACAGAAGAGAAGAGTCTTCATACCTCAATGCAAAGCGTGGTTTTTATTCATATACCCATAGGACGTTTAATACACCTGAATTAGGTTATGAAGTTGACACAGGCGCATGGAAAACTAAATGAGTAAATATGAATTTCTACAACCTCGGTTTACTGAAGGAGTACTAGCTAAGTCTCTACAAGGACGTTCTAGTGAAGAATTTTATAGTTATGGATATAAATCATCCAAAAATATGATTCCTGTAGTTTCTGGTCCTTTAGTTAAAAGACCGGGTACTAACTTTATTGGAGAAGCATTAAACTCTACATCACGTTTTATCCCCTTTTTTAAAGACCAAGACAATACCTATATCCTAGAAATAGCATTTATATCTGCAAGTAGTAATTGTACTTTACGAGTCTGGTCACAAGACACTTTGCTCACGTCATACAATTCTAGTAGTGCTTTAACATCTACAGTTTATAGTGTTACTGGTCTACCTTGGACTACCCAAGTAGAACTAGATTCACTTAAAACAACACAAAGTGGTGATATTATCTTTGTTTGTTGTCCTACTAAAGTTCCATATAAAATATCTAGAACTATTGTAACGTCAGGAGCAAGTGCAAGTGACCGCAGTGTTTGGTCAGTAAGTGAATTTGTAATGGAAGATGGGCCTTATAATTCTATTAATGTCTATTCAGAAGTAACTGAGAAAAAAGGATATAGTCTTAAATTAGCAAATGAACCTGTTTATACGAATGCGTCTCAAAAAATAGAAGTAGCAGAAGTTGAATTTAATACTGTTAATAATTCTATTGTACTTGCAAATCATGGTCTTCAAACAGGTATGCTAATACGTTTAGAAGGTAGTTGGGGCAATTTAAGGTCACAAAAAAGTACAGATGCTACTCATATATTAGTTGATGCTTCTTATTATGTAATTAGTTCTGAAGCAACTTCGTTCCAAGTATCAACTACAGATGGAGGTACAGCATTAGAATTTGAATTAAAAGAAACTGCCTCCGGTTCTCCTGAAAGTAAAGCTGATGCAGAAGTGACCCTTTATCGTATTGCTTATAAAGCTAATACATCGGTTACATTTAATATTTTTAATAAAAAATCAACTTCGGGAGCAAATAATACAATTGCACAAGGATTATTAAGTAATACTTCAGGTAGTACTGATGTAGGACGTTTAATACGTATAAATCCTTTATCTAAACCCGGTGAGAATATAGGTGGTATTAGATGGGCTTGGGGCAAAATAACAGCAGTAACCACGGCTACACCACCTACTGTAACTGTAACTCTAAAAACTGAACTATCAAACACTAGAGGTATATTTGGTACTTCAGAGTTTAGACTAGGAGCATTTGCTGATAGTCAAGGTTGGCCTCAAGTCTCACAGATATATCAGCAACGGATGGTACTAGCAGCTAATACTTTCCAACCTTCTACTATCTGGTTATCAAGAACAGGAGACTTTTACTCTTTTGCACCAACAGAAATTCTGGATCAAGACTCACCAGCAGCAATTGTTGATGGAATGTCAATAGAAGTTATTACTGATTCAAATGGGCTAACCTTTACTTTAGACTCAGATACTTTAGATGCAATTAAGTGGCTTGGAGAATCAAAAAAACTTGCTCTGGGAACGTCTGCCGGAGTTTATATGCTTTATGGTTCAGAAACCAACTTAGTTGTTACCCCTTTTAGATTTACTATTAATCGTGAAACATCATTCTCTGCAACAGATACAGCACCTATAGTTGTTTCTAATTCATTAATATATCCACAAATAGGTGGTAAAGACTTACAGCAGTTATCCTTAAATAAAGGAACAGGTGGTCAGTGGGATGCTAGTAAAATATCATTAAAAGGTTATGACATCATTAAAAGCTCAGAAATTACAAAGATGGTCTGGCAAGAAAGACCAAATGCAATTATCTGGATATTAATGAAAGATGGTCGTTTATTGACATTAAGTTTTGATATGAGACTTGAATTTCAGGCATGGGCAGAACATAACATAGGAGGAACAGATGCTAAGGTCTTAGATATAGAAATGATACCTAAAGCAAGTCATGATCAGATATGGCTCAAGGTCTCTAGAACGATTGGTGGGACAACAGAGTATTACATGGAGACTCTAGGTAGGTTTCCTTCAGAAGGGGCAATTGTACGTGATGATTATATCTTTTCTGATAGTGCAATAACTAAAAGTATTGGAGGGACATTTACAGCAAGTTCATCTTCAGGACTATTAATTACTTCTACTGCACATGGCTTAATAGACACACAGATAATTAGAGTTACAAGTACAGGTACTCCAGTAGATTTACCAGTAAATTTAGCATTGGCTACAGATTATTATGTTAAATATGTAAGTGTAGATACATTTAGATTAGCAACAACATCTGGTGGTACTGCTATAGCGTGGAGTGATGCAGGTTCAGGCATACACTCCTGGACTACTAAACAATTTTATGGCATGTCTCATTTGGTAGCAGAAGATGTACAGATTTATAACAATGGTATGCAACATGTCAATAAAACAGTTGCTTCTAATGGTTCAGTTACACTAAATCATTATGAGGGTGATCGTATAGTTGCAGGTCTTCCTTATACAGCAGAAGTAGATACTTTAGAACCATCTGCACCAGAGAATCAATTTTCCTATAGTAAAAGACTAATAAAAATAGCAGTCATTGTAGAAGAATCATTAGGTATTCAACTAGATTACAATGATTTATCAGAAGAGTTACTGTTCCGAACAATGAGCGACTTCATGGGTCGTCAGATACCTCTATTCTCTGGTACAAGGAAGTTATCACTATCAGGTATAGGATGGGAAGTCCATACAGTTAAGATAAGCTCTAACGGCCCTCTCCCTATGCAAATAAATGCAATTATAATTGAAGCAGAAACAGGAGGATCATAATGGATCGTGCATCTGCAAAGTTGCAATTTGATGACATGAATACCAAATTTGATATTGAGCATACATTCCCCTTCGATGAAGCATGGGATTTTGTTGAATATAAACGTCATCAAACCAACTTGACTCATCCTGATGAGTATTTTCCTACTAAATATACTAAAGAAGAATTTAGAACAGGGATAATTGCTCTACAAAAAGACATGATTGAAAACCAAAGTGCTATGACACCAGAGAGTCATCCAGACTTTAATCCTCTGAAACATACATTTTGTAAACACCAATACATAAGAGAAATATTTAATCCAGCAGGAGAAATATTAATAACAAAAATACATAAAGTAGAACATCCTTTTTTCCTACTAAAAGGAGAAATGTCTATTTTATCTGAAGAAGGTGAAATGCGTATATCTGCACCTTATTATGGAGTAACACCAGTTAGTACAAAAAGAGTTATATATGCTCATACAGATTGTACATTTGTAACTGTTCATCCTTCTGATAAAAAAGATTTAGATGAACTTGAACAAGAATTAATAGCAAAAGATTATAAAGAATTGGAGGGAGTATGAGTTGGTGGGTCACAGGTGCAATGGCAGTAGGATCGGCAGTTTCAGGGATATATAGTGCAGATGCAAAAAGAAGGTCAGGTAAAGCACAAGCTGATGAATATGCACGTGTTGCAAAAGAAACTATGCTTACTGAATCTTTTAATAGACGACAACGTAATCAGGAATCACGTCAAACAGATTTATCTACATTAGAACAAGGAGCAAGAGCATTATCAGAAGTTGCAACACAAGGACAAAAAGAACAAGCCGCAATGATGGCAGAAAGTAGTGGTAGTGGGGCTATAGTTAGTTCTGGTAGTACACTGGACGTTATGATGTCAGAAGCAGTAAACAATACTGTTAGACAACTGAGTGTAGTAGATGCAACTAAAGATGCAATAGAATCAAATCAACGTAATCTTAAGAATACTAATGAGTCTAATTACCGAAATGCAAAACTTGGTCAGTCGCAGTTAAATAGAAAAGAAAATATGACAAATAAAGCTAGTAAGGATGCTTATACAGCAGATATATTTAGTTCAATTGTTCAAGGTGGGGCTTATGCTTCAAAAGGATACTCACCAACTAGCAAACGTAAACAATTTGGTACTGGCGACCAACATGGTAGAGGTTAAATAATGGCAGTATTACAACAAGGCAATACTCAACTTGCACAGAAACAAGTAAATAAAGTTAAACCTGTTGCTATCCAAAATAGTAATCCTTTAGATATGTCTGGTCAGAATAATGAAGCAATGTTTAAAGCTGTAACTAATGCAATAGATATTGGTGCAGAGGTTTATCAAAAGATGGATGATGCTTCAGTTGATCTTGAATTAAAAGATGAACAAGCACGTATGGCAGAACATTTTAATAACCAAGCAGTATTACGTGAAAATGGTATAGGTACAGTAAATCCTAATGAACTTAAACCAAAAGAATTTAAAGAAACATATGAAAAAGAAGGTGGAACAGTACCTTTTGGTGAAGGTAAACTTACACCTTATAAAGCAAGTGAAGACTTGTCTGATAGAGCATCAAACTTATTAAGTTCTTCTATCCAAGTTGCAAACAGTAATTTTACACGTGATACACAAATAGCATTTGCAAAAGAATTAAAAAAGAGAGGTCTTAAAAATCTAGATATTTTTGAAAAAAAACAAACAATAGATTATGAAAAGCAATTATCTACTATAACTCATAATGCTATATATAATCCTTTACCAGAAAATAGAAAAGTTAGAGAAAATTTTTTTGAAAGAAATACAAGAGAAACAGCAGATTTTTGGTCAAAACGTTTTGAAGAAGAATTACAAAAAAATGTTGCTATAGGGAATATAATCCAATCTGATGCAGATGCTAGATTATTAAAACATAAACAAGATTTAGCATTTCTGACTTTTAAACAACATATGAATTTTGATCCAGATAGGGCATTGGATAAATTAAGATTAGGTGAGGGATATGAAGTGGAAGGAGTTGGTGTTGATCCAATAATACAAGGAGATTATTTAAGAAGAGAAGCAGAAAGAGAATTTTATCGGGATGAAAAAAAGAATTGGGGTAGTTTTACTACTACTGTCAATGCAGGAATGAAATCACCTTTTCTAATTGATAAAGTTAAATTTCTTAATGACAATTATAATGTTGTAGAAAACAAATTAGTACCCAAAGAAGATGCTATAAGAACATTAGCATTAGATCATAGAGTTAGATATGATGAAGCGAAATTATATTTAGAAGAGCAAGCTGTAGGCCAAAAACCTATAATTGCAGGGCAGGGGATTGAAAGTGGTGAATTTAATAAACTTATAAATGCAATAGAAGCGGATTATAAAGAAATTACTAATAAAGGAGGATTAAGAGGAGAGAGTACATTACAAAGAGCAAAAAAAACTGAACTCATGGAACTTTTAAGTACTGATCAAAGAGAAAAGTTAGCACTTTATAAAGCTGGTTGGGATAAGACGGTACTTTTTTCTAATAGTTATAGAGAAGAAACACTTACTGGATTACAAAAAAAGGTTGATGATTTAAAAAAAGAATTTACAAAAGACGATGGTTTTTTTAAAGAACCAATGGAAGTATTTAATTTATTTGTAAATAATTTTATTAACCCTAGAATAAAAAAAATGTTAGAAACTCCAAAGGATTTTTTATTTGAAGATCAGAATATTGATTTAGGCGCAACGCCTCAAGATGAAAAAATAATGGAGATGTTAGATAAAAAAGCAAAGTTTTATGGGTTACCTCCATTTGATGGTGATTATAGAAGTGACGCTCAACAAAAGATTGAATGGGATTTTCAGAACAAATCTGATGAATCAGAATAATTAATAAAAAAGCTATGAAAAAACGACACACAAATATAATTGAGTATATAGCTGGTATAAATAGTAAAAGCAGTAGAGCTAGAGAAAAAGATACTCAAAGAGGATTTAATAGTAGTAAAAAAAGTATACAAGCAACTTCAGCTTTTGCAGATATAGCAAGTGATTTATTCCAACATAATCCTGATTTTGCAGAAAGAGTATATAAGTCATTATTTCAACGTGGAGATTTACCTCAAGGAGGAACAGTACAAAAAAGTAATTATTTTCAGCGTTGGGGTACTGGTCATCAACAAGAACAGATTGCTAAAAATGGCTGGCCTTCAGGTTATGAAGCAAATGCTCCTAAACATGCGCAAATGCAACTTTTATTATCTATACAAAATGATGTTCTTGAATTTGGCACAAATGATATAGATGATATTGGAAAAGAACTTTATAGTTTTGCTGAAGTATTTGAAGGAGGAGGTATACCTAACTTGGTGTTTACTAAAAAAGAATTAAAAGAAAATAATCTAAATAGGGATGATATTGAAAATTCAATGCGTTATTTTATTTTAGAACCAAGAAAAAGAGGTTGGACTAGTACATTTATTCCTGATGCAAAACAATATGGTACTCAGTATGGTAAAGGTGTAGATGCTTTAAAGAAAATGAGTAAAGAAATGCAGAAAAGTGATGGTTGGTTTGGAGATGATGCTTCTATGTGGGCGGCAGTTGTACCTAATGCTAATGGAAATGGAGTACAAGTAGTCGTTATGGCTGGAATTAAAGGTGATAGGTTTAAATCAAAAATGGTTGGAAGGATGTATGAACAAGGTCATGATAGTAAAGGTAATTTTATAACTAGACCTATTTCATATAATAATCAGGAAATGTTCAAAAAGTTCCAATCATGGAGGAGAGGACATTTTATGGATGCAGAAAATGATCCTTGGGAAAGAACAGATACAAATTTAGGTTTTATGCAAGTAGATGGTTTAAAAACAAGGATGGGTAAATATTATGATAAATATTCCCAAAAAGATTTTTCTCCACTAAGAGCAAGGCTTCCTTATTATGCTCCGATAATTAATGGAGTAGAGATATTTGATGCAGGAAAGTTTGAATGGGAAAATGTTATTAAACCATTTTGGAAAGCTAATAAAAATAAATCTGAAGATGAGTTCGCAGATGAATGGCAGAAAGTTATGGATGAGCAAACTTTCACAATGAGAGATAAAATATATGATTTTTTTAATAATGAATTTTCATCTAGTCCAGTAGATGCTTCTATTGTTTTTGGTGATAAAAAACAATTAATGGATTTGTCTTACTTAGAAAATAACAAAACTGATAAGCAAAAACAAATGCTGAAAGAAGAAAAAAAGTATGCGACCTCAAGTTTATAATATAGATAGAGCAGAAGGTGAATTAGGTAGGGTTTTTTTAAGAGAAGCGGTTCAAAGATTTAGACCAGGACTTGCTTCTCAAATGGCAGAAAGTTTTAGTTCTGCTATGGAGTATAACACTGTTGGATATGTATATGATTTAGTAAAAGGGATGAATGATGATTCTCCTGTTATTGAAAAAGAAATGTGGAATTATGAAAACCATGAGAATTTTAGGCAGGGCATACCATTTAGGGAAGGACTAACTGAAGACCAAGCATTTGTAGAAGCAGAAAGATATGACAGAGATAGAACACGTTCAGAATATATGGCAAATACTAACCCTTGGGACTTACATAATTTAGGGGCCGCTTTTTCTGCCGCTATATTTGATCCATTGTCTTATGTGCCAATGGTCGGACTTGGTTCTAAAGCAATTGGTATAAGTGCAAAGATAAGTCAAAGAATGGGTACTGTAGCAAATGTTGCAACTAAAATGAATCCGATAAAATCATTCGCACTTGGGGCAATAAAGCCATTAAAACCTATTGCTGTGTATGGAGCAGAAGGAGCATTAGGAGAAAGTGCTTACCAGATCATACGAGCCTCCTCAGAGGCATCTAACGGAAAAGACTTTGATTACATGGGAGCAATGCTAGACGTATCAATTGCGACTGTATTTGGGAGTGCATTAGGTACTATCCCTGTTGCTAGAACTATTAAGAAAAATTTCACTGAGAAGCAACAACTTATAGCAATTGCAAAAGCAACACATGATTTTAAACAACATGGAGAAGTACAGCTTGATGGTGCATCACCATTAGGTGAAGGCAAACACTCTAAAGTTGAAACAGAGATTAATTATAAAGAAGAAATGGATGAACTAAGAACTAGTGAGCGACATAAGTTAAATAAAGACTTACACCCTATAGTTGAACATCTAAATTCAATAGGAGAAGATTTAACTGTTGGAGTAAATAAACTTATTAACCGATTTAGAGATTGTCAATAATGAGTAGTGCTTGCGATAACATACTTAAAGAAGCAGGGTTTGACCAGAATGATGTCCAAATGGTTAATCAACTATTGGATGAAGGTCTTTCACCTGAGATGATTAGTAAACAAGTAATGGAAGAAATAGAGAATAAAAAGTTTAGAAATAAAAGTAACGTAGATTCTCAAGTTCGTACTGAAGCATTCCTAAGTTCATTAGAAGAAATAGTGAAAGGTAAAAAACCTTATGCAAGGTTATTTGACTTATTGGTAGGAGACAAGTCAGGGGTAACTTCAAAAGCATTGGCACGTTCACAAAGACGATCATCGTTTGTTTCTTCATTACTAGAAATGCCTAATGGAGACATTAAGAAGTTGATGAATAATGATAAGAATTTCTCGTCAGATTTTATAGAAGAAATGTTTGATTATAATGGCACTCCAAAGACTAAGAATAAGTTAGCACATGACTTAGCAGGTGCAATTAATAAACTTCAAGAAAGCCAAAGACTACGTGTGAATGAATTTGGAGGAGGAATATTTGCTAGGAGTGATTATGTAACTAAGCAATACCACGATGCATTCAAGATGTTAAAAGCAGGAAAAGAAAAATGGGTGGTAGATGTACAAAAGCATTTAGACTATGAAAAAACTAAAGCACAAATATTATATAATCTAAAAGCTAAAGGAGTACTCATAGACGAAAAGAAGTTTGATATGAATAAGTATTTAGGTAAAGCCTATGATCAAATGACAGTAAAAAGCTCTAAAGATGGTTTGATACTAGATAGTCTCCATGTAAAACGTACACTTGCATTTAAAGACAGTGATTCATTAATCAGATATAACAAAATATATGGTCATACAAATATGGCAAATGCAATTTTTGAAAATATGACGATGATGGATAACCACTTATCATTTGGAGAAGCATTTGGATATGGATTCCGTAGGAAAGTTAAGCCTAATAAAGTATTAGAAGAACAAGCACAATCAAGATTAGGTGAAGCAAAGACAAAAGGTGATTTGACTGAAATTGCAGAGGCAAAGAAAGCACTAGATGATTTGTCAACAGAAGCTATCTCACCAGTAGAAGAGATGAAAAATGCGATACTACTACTAAAAGATAAAAAGAAGATCACTAACGGTGAGTTTAGACGTTTAAGAGGGGCATTAGCACAAGTATCAGGTGATGCATATATGGTTGCAAACCCAAACGTAGCTAAATGGACTACAGGTTTCCAGTTTATACAGATGCTTTCAAAACTAGGTAAAGCTACATTGTCATCAATGAGCGATATGTGGACAGGAGCAATTCTTTTACATTACCAAGGAGTAAAGCCCGGTGCGGCATATTTAGGAATGGCAAACCATATACTCAAGAAAGCATTTAGGAAGATAGGTGATAAGGAAAGAGATGGTTTATTAAGACAATTAAATGTAGGAGTTGATGGAATATTTGAGAGTTATTCACGTAACTTTATTAATAATCCAACAATGGGACTTCTAAATGAAATGACAGACAAGATGTTTGATTGGAATTTACTCAATTGGTGGACAAACTCTTCAAGAGAAGGTGTTGCTAAGATGATGTCTATGCATGTTGCTAGTAACTTAAAACATAAGTTTAGTGATCTGCCACCTGTGTTTAAAAAACTAATGGAAGATTACGAGTTCAATGCAAAAGATTGGGATGAATTACGTAAAATAGGTGCATTTGATGAAACATTGTTTAATCCAAAAGGTTCAAAGAAGAACAAGTTTATAACTTCAGATTGGATAGAAGAAAATGGTGGTTCAATAAGATTACAAGAGAACCTGAATCGTTACTACACAATGGAAAGTAGACTTGCTGTACCTGAAGCAGGATCTGCTGAACGTGCATGGATGTATGGAGATGCAAAGAGAGGATCATTACCAGAAACTACAGCTAGATTGTTCTTCCAGTTCAGAACACACCAAATGAAGTTAATAAGAAACTTACTACCTAGAATGTATGAAATGGGTTTACCTTCTCTTATGCATGTAGTTCCTGCAATAGGATTAGGTTATGTATCAATTAGTCTAAAGAATATGGTAGCAGGAAAAGAACCGCCAGCATTTGATAATCCTGAAACATTAACAGATGCATTGGTACAAAGTGGATTTGCAGGTTTTGTAGGTGATTTCATAGGAGGTCAATATGGTAGATACCACCATGATTTTAGTGAAGCAGTTTTAGGTAGTGCTTACAGTACTATTAAGGATTTTACTCAATTAGGATATGGGTTAAGTACAGGTAACAAAGATGCATCGGATGCATGGAAAACCTTGAGATACAATATACCATACGCTAATTTGTTCTATACAGAAGCCGCTTTTAACTATGGAATGCATTACGGAATTATGGAAACTTTTTCACCCGGTTATTTAAACAGAATACAGTCTAGACAAGAAGGACAAGATGGAGGATTTTTTTATGATCCAACAAGTATTTGGACATCTGGAGGTAGCGAATGATTACAACTGATGTAAGTAGAGCAGAATTTACTAGTAATGGTATTGCTGATGATTATGTATTTAACGATGGAACTGTTGATATTCCTGTAAAGGAAGATTCACATATCAAAGTCTATGTAACAGATACAGGTACAATTACAGCAGAAAACGGTACTGATAAATTTACTAATGTAACTGTTAATGATGTTGCCAATACTGCACATGGACATACTTCTGGTGATATAATTAAATTTGGTGGGACACTACCTGTAGGTATCGTAGTAAACACTAATTACTATGTCAGAGACATTGTAGGTACAACTTTCAAAGTAGAACTAAGTGTAGGTGGAGGTGTTGTTAATATAACTACTGATGGTTCTTCTCTTACATGGACTAGAGTAACGACAAAGACTCTTGGGACAGATTATACAGTAGCTATTTCTACAAATAATGTTGCAACTGTTTCATGGATGTCCGGTAAACGTCCTTTAAATAACGTTAAGTTTTATTTTTCTAGAGAAGTTCCATATTCACAAACAATAGATTTATTAAACAACTCGTTAATAGAAGCAGAGTCACTAGAAAACCAATTAGACTTAATAGTAAACCAAACCCAACAACTAAATGCTAAAACGGATAGAGATTTACGATTCCACGATAATCTAATATCTACTGATGCAACTGAATCACAAGCGAGTCTAAATGTTACTGCAACTAACCGTGCAAATAAGTCTCTTAAATTTGATGCACAAGGTTCACTTGGAGTAACAACCATTAATATTGATAAAGCTGAAGATTATGTACTTGAATCAAAAAGCTATGCAACTGAATCTCCAGCAGTAGTAAATCATTTTGAAGGCACAATAGCTACTGCACAAACTGGTGTATATTCAGCAAAAGAACATGCTTCTGGATCAGCAGTTACAACTGGATCAGCAAAAGATTTTGCAATTAAAACAGATGGTGCAGTATCTTCTACAGGAGAATTTAGTTCAAAAGCATACGCACAAGGTGGTACAGGCGTTACGGCTGCTTCTGGGTCATCTAAAGATTGGGCTACTTTAGCAACAACACCAAGCAGTACAAGTACAGATGCGTCCGCTAAAGAATGGGCTACTGGTACTTCTACTCATAAAGCAGATGGTTCTTCTAAGTCATGGGCGACAACGACTGGTGCAGTAGTAACAGGCTCAGAGTTTTCCGCTAAAGAGTATGCACAAGGTTCATTCGCTACAGGCGGTACTGCAAAGCAGTGGTCGCAAGACACAAGTGCTACTGTAGATGGGACGTCATACTCGTCTAAGGAATACTCTCAAGGTACTCAGGCCAGCACAGGAGGTTCTGCAAAAGATTACGCTACTAAGGTAGATGGTGGAGTAAGCGGAGCAACATCAGATCACTCGGCAAAAGCATGGTCAGTAGGTGGTACAGGCGTTACTGATACTGCATTAAAGGGTGCAGCAAAGGAATGGGCCACAACTACAGGCGGATACGTTGATACAGCAGAATATTCAGCAAAAGAATATGCTATAGGAACTACCGTAGCGGTTGGATCAGCAAAAGATTGGGCAGTACAGGCAGAGGATTCCGCAGTAACAGGTTCTAGTTATTCATCATTACACCATGCCGCAAAGAGTGCGGCTTCAGCTACAGCGGCGGCGGCTAGTGAAACAGCGGCTAATGCTTCTGCAGATGCGGCCTCTCGTATATTCGATAAGTTTGATGATAAGTACCTAGGTGAGATGGCAGACAGTGCATCTCAAGGAACTAACCCAACTACTAACGGTACGTGGGCTAAGGATGCTTCCGCTATTACAGTAGTAAGTACATCCAATATAAAAGTAGGGCAAGTCGTAACAGGCACAGGAATTCCCACATCTCCAAAACCAAATGTAATATCTATCGCTGGAAGCGTAGTAACAATCTCAGATAATATGCCAGCGGCTGGTTCAGGGGTTGCGCTTACTTTTACAGGTTATGGCATATATGGTGATTTCAACGGCACAAAGGATGGGCCTGCATTAAACAATGATGGTGACGCATTAACTGATGGTGTTAAATATTTTAATACTACGGATGATGTCATGTTGGTATATGATGCAACCTCTTCAACTTGGAGACGGATGCAACCAACAACTACAGAACAGGGTCACATAAATACTGTTTCAGGTATTCAGGCAAATGTAACTACGGTAGCAGGGATTAGTGGAAACGTGACTACAGTAGCAGGGATTTCTGCTAATGTGACTACTGTTGCTACAAACATATCAAGTGTTAATACAGTAGCGACTAACATCGCAGATGTGATAGTTGTTGCAAATGATCTGTCTGAAGCAATATCAGAAGTAGAAACTGTGGCTAATGATCTTAATGAGGCAGTCTCTGAGATTGATACAGTAGCAGCGAGTGTAGTAAATGTAGATATTGTTGGGAATAATATTGCAAATGTTAACACAGTCGCAGGTATATCAGCCAACGTAACTACAGTTGCAACAAACGATAGTAACGTCACTACAGTAGCAACAAATGATGCAAACATAACAACAGTAGCAGGGATAAGTGCAAATGTAACTACAGTAGCAGGCATATCGACCAACGTAACTACTGTTGCTGGCGTTAGTGCTAATGTTACAACGGTAGCAGGCAGTATTGCTGATGTTAATCGTTATGCTAATGAATATTTAATAGCATCTTCAGAACCGGGTTCACCTAGTGAAGGGGACTTATGGATGGATACTACAAATCATGTATTGAAATTCCACAATGGTTCTAGTTTTGCACAGCTAAGTACTCCCACATTTAATAATTTAGTCGATGACAGCACCCCTCAACTTGGCGGAAATTTAGATTGTAATGGGAACGATATAGTATCAGTTTCTAATGCAGACATTGATATTCAGCCGCATGGAACTGGTGATACGAATATTAAAAATCCTATACTGGGTTCAGGAGCAACAGGTTATGGAGTTGTTCCAGTTGGAGGAATAGTTCCTGTACAATCTCAGCTTAGTGGTGCATATAGTCTTCCGGGGTCAGGTGCCGTAAGTTCAGAAGGATGGATGTTATGTGACGGTGCGTCTATTCCGGGGAGTCAAACATTATCTGGAAATACACCCAATCTAAGTGATGGTAGATTCTTGCAAGGAAATTCACACGGAAATTCAGGGGGTACAGGAACAAATAATACTATAACTCTTGCTGTAGGTAATCTCCCTGCTCACAGTCATACAGTCACAACTAGCAGTCAATCAGCATCGACTACAGGGAATGCGAGTTCTGCCAACACTGGTACTACAAGTGCAAACCACTATCACAATTCTGGAAGTAATACTGGAAACCATAGTCATAACACTCACAGAAATACTTATTCTGTAAATGACTTTTATGCGTGGACAAATGTTGTGACTAGATCAGGTAATGCGAGTACCAGTAATACAGGCGCTCACCATCATGGTAATACAGGAAACTTTTCTGCGAATCATACTCATGGCATGGATCACAGTCATAGTTACGGTCACACACACGGAATGTCTTGTGCTAATACTGGCTCAGGCACTGCCTTTAGTATTGTACCTACATACTTGAGAGTAGTTTATTTAATAAGAGTAATTTAATTTAAAAAGGAAGGAGTTAAAATGGCTTTAGGAGGATATTTAAAATCTGGAACCTACTCACATATTGATAATGTGGATTTCAGTAAGAAAGATAAAAGGATAACTTTTAGACTTTCTATATACGAAAACGCCAATAAATATCCGACTGATCTTATCACAACTCAGTCGTTTGACGTTTTTGGTGATATTACAAACATACCAGAGATTGAATCATTTGTAACAGAAAGACCAGCCGATATTACAATTGAAACTGGTGCTAAATGGGAAGACCAGAAAAAGTATTTAAGGCATTCGGATACTTCTGGAGAAGTACATTGCTGTATTTATCAAATAGAAGAAACTACTGAAAGGTTCGATGTTTACCCGGAAGTAACTGATGAACAAGTAAAAAGGCAGATGGATGGAGAGTTGCTAGCTCAATCTGAATTAGATGCCCTTAAAGTACCAACACATAAAGTGTGGAAATACCACGAAAACCAAGCTACCTCTCTCTATTATAAGTTAAAGGATGGTACGTATTGGTATAATGACATTGAAAACGTTACAATGAGGGAGATAGGTAAGGGAGAATCTTACAGACCATTTATGGCATCTGATTGGGATTCCTTTTTCGGTACGGATGCTCAGAGTCCGAAAGATACAAATGTGACCTCTCAAATTTATACGTATTTGAAAAGTCGTGATATATTTAATGATGTGACGGATGCCTAGTACTAATGACCAGTACAAATTTCGCTGGCGAAGAAGATGGTTTTGGCATAAGATAAATGTCGTTGGACATAAATTGGAAGCTGATCAGGATAAGATGTTGCTTTATTTTCCCGATGGCTCTTTGCAGGAGATCAAGAAATGGTCAGACTGTGAAGTTAAGTTAGGGGTTGATTGGGTTCTAGTTACTGAAAGGCAAATTAAGGAGGAGGCAGGACAATCATAGAGAAAGGGGGAAGATGATAGAACAATGGCAGGATTTTATTTACTACAATGATAATGCTTTAAGTAAAGAACAAGTAGCAGATATGATTAGTCATTTTGAAAAGAATGGCGAGAGCATTGATACTTATAGATCAAGGACAATTTCAGATGGAGGAATTTTACCAAGTACTGCAACCCACAGGCAAGATTACGTTTATTTTTTATCCTCGCAATCGAACCCAATGGAACATTTGCAATGGGTAAATGAGACTATAGAACAATGCCTAAATGAGTATTTAGAAAAGTACCCATTTTTAAATGATGGTAGGCAAGTCAGTTGGAGGCATCTAAAGTGGCACACAGTTGAAAAGCATGGAGGATATCATGCTTGGCATTATGAACAGGGTACAGAACCAGAAAGGCATTTGGTTTGGCATTTATCATTGTCTGACCATACCGATGAAGGAGAACTTGAGTTCCTATATTACGGACATAGAATAGAACCAAAGGCAGGGCGTATGTTGATTTTCCCTGCTGGTTTTACTCATACACACAGGGGGAACCCGATAAGGAAAGATGGACAAAAACACTACCTCACAGGGTGGCTCTATATGCCTTGAAGATGGTTTTTTGGATTTTGAATTATTTAGAGAAATACAGAACTCTTTAATCCATGAACCACTATGGAAATTTGAAGATGGTATAGATTACGAGGATGATGGGGTTGGCAAGTTCCAATTTATTCATGTCTTCATTTTGAGTGGGCATCCTTTTTCACCATTCTATGATGTAATCGCACCTGCTCTTGAAAAGATTGATCCATTAACTTTTTTATCTGTGAAAGCTAATATGCTCCCAAGGACAGATGAAATTAGAGAGAATAGATTCCATAGAGATTTGTCTTTTATAGATCATGGTAGGATGAGTGAATGGCGAACTGGGATATTATATTTAAACACCAATAATGGCTATACATTATTTGAAGATGGGACAAAAATAGAGTCTGTAGCAAATAGGTTTATTTCATTTCCTTCAGCTATGTCTCATAAAGGGGCAACTTGCTCAGATGAGAATAAAAGAATTATACTAAATTTTAATTATTTTCCTAAATAAAAGGTGAAATAAATGAATGAAGAAAGTACACAGATAATATCGTACAGTTGAATGCAGGAAACGGTTAGTGAGACTAACCACTAAGATATGAACTGTTAAGATTGTCTTAATGGTTCAATAACTCATAAAAGAGTGGTAGAAGCAGATTCAACTCGAGACCACTGCGTAGCGGAGTCTCAAACTCAGTCAGTCTGACATGGACGTTGGGCTGATTGTCTATAATATTGA